GCAAGCGCGCGGAGCTGTACGCGGCGCGTGACGCGACCACGGAGCAGACGACGGGGGCAGTGCCGGCTGTCTCGACCCCGGCCACCCCGCAGGACACGTTGTCGGAGTAGCGTTCGGCTGTTCGATTCTTCGTACTTCGCATATCGACTGATCCAGGGGCATTAGGGTATTCCAGCCATGGCAACCAAATTCGCAGAAGCGTTTGTCGAGATCGGCGCTCGCCTGGACCACACGCAGTTCGGTCGGATGCGGCAGACCATCGGGTCGCGTATGCAGTCGATCGGCCGATCTGCCGGGATGATGTTCGGCGCAGCAATGGCTGGTGCGATTGCAGTAACCGGCGTAGTTGCGACGATCAGCAAACTGACGAACCTTGCCCGGGATCAGCTGAAGGAAGAGCGGAAGCTCGAAGCAGTGCTCAAGGCGACCGGGCACGCGGCGGGTTATTCCGCGGATCAACTGAAACGGATGGCGGCGGACCTCCAAGCCGTCACCAATTTCGGCGACGAGACGACCATCAGCGCCATGGCTGTTCTCGCGACCTTCCGGCAGATTCGCGGCGACGTTTTCAGGGAGGCGATCGAGTCGGCGCAAGACCTGTCGGCGGTGATGGGGCAATCTCTGCAGTCGTCGATCGTAATGATCGGCAAGGCTTTGAACTCACCGAAGGAATCGCTCACTGCGTTGAGTCGTGCCGGGATCACTTTCAGCGAGCAGCAGAAGGAGCAGATCAAGCTATTACAGGAGTCGGGCGACCTGATGGGGGCCCAGCGGATCATCTTGGCCGAACTCCGGTCGCAATTTGGCGGAGCGGCCCGCGACTTGGTCGACCCGCTGACCCAGCTCAAAAACACCCTCGGCGACACCGGCGAGGAACTCGGCAAGATCCTCCTCCCCGCCCTGAACGACATGGCAATCATTCTCAAGGACGTCTTGCCGCCGGCCACGAAGGCCGTAGTTGGCACCTTCCTTGAAATGCAACTAGCGATCACGGAGACGATCCGGGCAGCGGTCCACGGGTCGAATCGAATCAAGGAGATGAAGGCGGATCTGGCGGAAGCCCTCGGCATGGAGGTTGACAGGGATGCGATTGATTTTTGGAAGATATACGGGGAGGAGTTGGACCGGACGGTCGGGAATTTGCGGAAGCGACTGAACGACCTGGACGGTGGCGGCGGTGGCGGCAAGGGATTGACCGGCATGAAGGCATCCGCACACGAGGCGGCCGGCGGAGTGAATGAGGTTGCGGACGCGGCGAACGCGGCAGCGGATGCGTTCGAGCGGATGCAGAGAGCGCAGGAGCGATTGCGGAGCGAGGCGCGCGGCGTGTTGAAGGGCATGGAAGACCCGTTCCAACAGTTCGGCCGGACGCAAATGCAGCTTGAGCGGTTGCGGGGCCGTGGTGCGATTTCTGGGATGAGTCAGCGGGAGGGCATGGAACAAGCCCGGGAGAAGCTGCGGCAGTTGATGGGCGTGGACCTGAAGGATCACTTGACCCCCATTCAACGGCTATCGGATCGGCTGGACGATCTGCGGCGGTTGCAGGGCGTTGGTGCGTTGACACAGGCCCAAGTCGATAAGGAATACGCCCGCGCGACGAAAGAGGCGATGGGGGAATTGGGGTTTGGCGAGAAGGCGGCACAGGGGGCGGCGCCAAGGAAGGGGGCCGATGGCGGATTCTTCAGCACCGTCGGACTTGGCGAAAGTATCCAGCGGGAACTGCTGCGGACCCACCAAGAAAAGAAGCACGAGCGGGACACGGCGAGGAACACGGCGAAGATGGCAGAGAAGATGCAAGACCTCGTGGAGGGGAATCGCAAGATCGTGGACGCGATCGAAGACGCGAACTTCGGCGTGCTGACGGAGTAGCAATCAGGGACACGACCAGGGGCAGCAGAAAGGTGATGACACCATGCCAGGATCACGAGTACGCATTGAGTGGCACGACCGGGAAGTGAAGCGGGACACCCGCCGGAAGGCCGGCCGGGCCGTTGCCAAGGCCGCGGAGATGTACCGGTCGGCGCTGGTAGAGGAGTTGCGGGCGAACAGCACACGGGTGGCTGGTCCGTCGGCTCCGCATGAGATCCCGCATGTCGATACCGGGAAGTTGTCGCAGTCGATCTTTGTCGACGTGGAGGAGACCAGCACTGGGGCGATCGCGAAGGTTGGGAGCCCGCTGGAATACGCACTACACCTGGAGCGTGGCACGCGGAAGATGCAACCCCGCCCGTTCTTTGTGCCGGTGCTGATTAAGATGCGGCATGCGTTTCGCAGGATTATGCCTTTCCGGTTCCGGCTGTACTAGTGCGTGGTGTGAATACTGATGTCAAGCAAAGCCGACAAAATCCGAGCGAAATTGAAGCAGTGGTCGCGTGACCCGATGGCGTTCCTCGCGGATCTCGTCATCCCGTCGGCCAGCGGCCCCCGCCGGTATCGGGACGTTTGGGCGGAGTTCCAGCGGAAAGACTTTCTTGCACTCACCCCCGCTCTGCTATCGCTGGTCGCCGGCAAGTCACCTGCCCCGTTTGATCGTTTCTGGATCGAGCGAACCAAGGGCGGATCGAAGGACACGGACATCGCGGCTTGCTTGCTGTGGCTGATCATCTTCTCGCCCCGCCCGCTGGAAATGCGGGTCGGGGCCCGGGATGAGGGGCAGGCGCAGGAAGAGAGGAAAGCACTACGTGACATCGTCAAGCTGAATTCGTGGGTGGAGGAGTACGGAAGCGTACAGGTCCAGGCTAAGGCGGTGGTGAACCTGCGAACGGAAACTAGGCTCGACATCATCCCGGCGGATGCCCTCGGCTCGCATGGCGGCCGGCCGGCGGTCACCTTCCTGAATGAGTTGACGCACGTCAGCGACGAGGAATTCCCCCAAGTCCTGATGGACGATGCCGACAAGATGGCCGGCCGCGGCATCGTCATCGTCGCGACCAATGCCGGCTACGCGGGGACGTGGCAGGAGACCTGGCGGCAGACGGCCATCGACCAGCCGAACTGGTACTTCTCGGCGTTGTCCGAACCCGCCCCGTGGATCCTCGGCCGGACGCTGGCGGAGGCGAAGCGGCGGAACCCGGCGTTCCGGTATCGGCGGCTGTGGAAAGGCGAGTGGACGCAGAACGGCGAATCAGCGATCGACCCCGACGTCATCGACAAAGCGATCACTCTCCCCGGCCCCGTCTCCCGCCCACGCGACGGTTGGCTGTTCGCGGCGGGGCTGGACCTGTCACTCCGCCGGGATTCGTGTGCGCTTGTGGCTGTCGGCGTGGACGTTGGACGCACAAAGGAATACGTTCCGCCGGAGGATCAGCGGAAGAAACTCCCGACCGCACAACGTATCATCGCGGATCTCGACTGGGATGACGACCCCGGCGGGCTTGCAGTGTTCTTCCCGCCGGAATCCTCGCCCCCACAAACTCCTCTTGATTTTCCTAGCGACGACCCGCAATACTGTTTTGTGGGTGGCACGGGCCAGATCCGGCTTGCCGCCTGTCTTATCTGGCGTCCGCGGGGCAACGGCGCGACGATCCGGCAGGAGCCGATTGAGCGCGCGATCTTGGGTCTCCATCGCAGACTCGGCTTGAGCTTTCTGCTGGCCGACGAGTACCAAGCCGCGGGAATGATCGAGCGATTGCGCGCGGCGGGGCTGACGTGTGAGGGACAGCAGGTCAGCACGACACTCGCCCGAGAGTTGTGCAGCGTCACTTTGGATGCGTTCAATGAGTCGCGGATTGAGTTATACGACAAGCCGGATTTGATTACGGATTTGAAAGCACTGCAGGCGGTCGAGAAGAGTTACGGGTTGCGGCTGGAGTCACCGCGGAAGAAGGCCGGCGAAGAGAACGAGGCAGGGACGAGGCACGGTGATTCGGCAACAGCGTTGGGATTGGCACTAATCGCCGCCAAGCGTGCCGTGCGTATCCCGGCGACGACGGTAGGCGGGCCGTTGATATGTTACCCATGAGCAACACGAAACGAAACACAAAACGAAACAGTGAAAGCAGGCGGACTTCCTCTCGGGGCCTGCCTGCGATCGGCGGCCTGCGGAGCTTCTCCACTCCGTAGGCACGATGCGGACTGCCGGCGGCCCGGCGTGGCTGCAACCACATCTCCGACCGCCGGCAGTTTTGAAACAAGGGGCAACGTAAGGCAACGCGATGAACCACGCTGAATTCCTTGACGCGATCGCCAAGCGAGGCCATCCCAACGGCATCCGTGCTGTCGACGGCAAGCTGACCGACTTCGGCGACAATTTGTCGTCGAAAAGCATCGTCGGCGATGCGAACGGCGACGGCAGCGGCGACGGCTTGCCAGAGAACGCCATCGCGGTTTTCGACGCGGTCATTACCAGCAGCAAGGAAGACCGCGACCGCGACATCCTCGACGTCAAGGGGGCGAACGTCGACCCCAACATGCCGCTACTCTGGCAACATCAGCGAGAGCAACCGATCGGAACATTCGAGGGAGTGACGCACCGCGACGGCGAGAAGTTGGCTGGTCGGTTCGCGATCGCCAACACGGAACTTGGTAGAGATGCACTGACGTTGCTCAAGATGGGCGCGTTGCGGATCTCGCACGGGTTCAAGGTGCATGATGGCAAGGCACGCAAAAACGGGGGCTTCCGGATTGCGGCATTCGAGATCATGGAGGTGTCACTGGTGTCAGTGCCCTCCAACACCGACGCGGTCGTGACCGCGCTAAACACTGGGAAACTCTTCAGCCCGCAGGTCAAAAGCTGGGCTGGTTCGTTCAGCAATCCAACCAATCCGGAATCGAAAGAGGGTAGGCAAATGACCAAGCAGGCCACCGACAACACCAACAACAACCCGACCGCCGCCAACAAGGGCGAGGGCAACGGCAGCAACCAGGCCGCGGCGACCCTGACCGCCGGCGACGTCAAGCAGATCGTTCAAGAGACGATCGGCGAGGCCCTGAAAGGTATCGAGAACCCGAACGGCAACGGCAATGCCAGCCACAACCCGCCGGACAGCAAGACCACGCCGAACGACGTGTTCGATATGGTCGACAAGGCGAACGGCGGGGGCGGCAGCGGGGAAGGCGGGAACCCTCGCATCCGGCAGAAGAAGGCCAGCGAGTGGTACGAGACGAAGCGGGCCGACGCTGTGCACGCGAAGACGGGCCAGCCGGTTCACTACAACGGCCGCCGGATCTCCGAGCCGTCCGACCTGCAGCTCGCCAAAATGGGTGCCTGGTTCAAGCACTTCCAGGCGTCCAACGCGAAGACACTGGGCGATTGGGGCTTCTCGGTTCCCCGCCTGACCGACCACGACAAACAACTGCTGACCGAAATGGTCAACGAGGATCGCTTCTGCGGGAAGGCCCCCGGTGACGTCTGGACGGACGGGGCGAAGATCGCCGACCTGGGGATGGACGTCAAGTCCCTCTTGGACGATTCCACGTCTGGTGGTTCGTCACTGGTTCCTTTTGACTTCGACGAAGCGATCGTCACCTACCCCGTTCTCAACGGCGAACTCTTCCCGTTCATCGACGTGCGGGAGACGAACAGCAGCGAGGTCCGCACGGGCGCGTTGACGAACCCGACCGTAAGTTGGGGAACGTCCGAAGGCTCGCAGATTTCGCTGTTCGACACGGACAGCATGATCGCCGCCATCACAGCCGACGTTCACAACGTCACGATCGGCATCACCTACGGCCGCGACTTTGCCGCCGACAGCCCGGTCGCCCTGGGGGCCATCCTCCGCGAACAGATCGGGCAGGTCATGCTGGAGGAACTCGACGACATCATTATGAACGGCGACGGTTCGACGCAGCCGGAAGGAATCCTGACCGCCTCGGGGACCACCTCGGTCAACTCCGACAACGCGGCCTCCGGCCCGTGGACACTCGGGGACTACGAGACCCTGATGTTCAGCGCGGCCAAGCAGTACCGTCGACGCGACTGGAACCCGGTTTTCATCAGCAATGACACCGTCTACCAGCGTCGGACCAGCATCAAGATCGACACCAATAGCCCGACCACGGACCAGCGTCCGGTCTTCGGCATGACCCACAACAACTACTCGACGCTGGGCTGGCCGCACAAGATCCAGAACAGCATGGGCAACCGCAACTGCGTGTTCGCGGCGCTGAAGAAGTACCGCATGTGGCGACGTGCCGGGTTTGAGTTCCGGCTCGTGACCGAATGCAAGGAACTCGCTCGCAAGAACGAGAACCTGCTGATTGCCCGCGGTCGGTATGCCGGGGAGCTCGTCGACACCAACGCAGCGGCCGTGTGTGCCGACGGCCAGTCGTAGGCGGTTCTCTCCGTCCGGCTGACGGCATGGCCGACTGAGTCCATCACCATCACCACCACTACCGAAACGACAAAAGGGTATTTCCATGGTTTCTACTGCTACCGGCAACGTGCTGGAGTGCGAGGCGGTTTCACCAAACGGTCGACGGCTGTTCTTCCGCCCGATCGGCCGCCCGATTCGCGGTCGGATGGACTTTTCGACCACCCGGACGAAGCGGGCATTCCAGCTGCAGGAGAGTTGGCCGGAACCGGTCCCCGGTCAGATCCTCGGCATCAACCTCGATACCGGCGAGAAATACGTCCGCGAGCCGCTGCACGACAACGAGCAAACGAACAACCGGCAGCGAGTCCTCGGTCGCGGGCTTGCCCTCCCGCCGGAGCGTGTGCCGTTCGAGAGTGAGTCTCTCGCCACCTGGGTCTATTGGCTGGCGAGAGCGATCGAGTCCGGCGACCTGCGGATCGTCTCCGGCAAGCTGCCGTCGGCCGATAGCCTGGACGGCGAACCGCGTAAGCACTTCATCACGGAACCACCGCAGGACAAGACTGCGGACATGATGGGGGCGTTGACGAAGGCCATCGAGACGAACACGAAGATCGTCCGGGCCTTCTTGAAGAAGTTCAGCGAGTCGGACGGCGGTCAGTAGAGCCGACGCGATTCACTCACCCCGCCCCGTCGGCCGTTCGTCATCCGGAACCAGCCAGAGACGGATTCGGTGTCATCTAGCCCCATGATGCCAAGCGACGGCGGCCGACGGGGCGGGGCATTGTGACACCATGGGGTAATGGGCAACGTGATGCGAAAAATGGTCCGCAAATTCATTGAACGGCACGCCACCCGCAAGGCGGCCAAAGAAGTCACGCGGCTTGCTGCCGAACTAGCAACAGCGGAGACGACCATCCGCATCCAGACGCACGAGATCGCGGAACTATCGGCCGTCATTGCTCGCAATCGCCAGCGGGTCATGGCGGAGACTGCGATCGAATCCCGCCGGATCGCCAACGCGGAGCAGGGACAGGACCAGGGGCAAGACGAGGGCTAAATCATGCCGGCCGATCCTATTCAGGGAGCCAAGGAAGCTGCCTCGCTTTCTCTTGGACGCGCCAGATCCGCCGACGCAGCCAAGGCGTCGGCGGCTTCTGGCCGCGGTGTGATTGGCGAGATTGCCGCGGCGTCGGCCGGGATGGACGGCCAGAACAGGGCCGCTTTCGCACATGCGGGTGAGCAGTATAGGGCGAACACGAATTGGGTTTACGCCTGCACTCGGCTTGTGTCGCAGCGGATTGCCGGCCAGACCGTCCACGTCGCCCGGGAAGTTGACCGGCGGACGATCGGACGGCGGGGGCAGAAAGACGGCCTGCCGGATGCGGTTAAGCACTCCCTCCCCGAGTTTCTCAAGGCCGATGCGGATCGACTCGAACCGCTCGACTCCCATCCGTTGCTTGACTCACTCGACAACCCGAACGTCTTCGGAACCCGCTGGGGGCTGTTCGCCTGTTCGGCGGTCGGTCTCGAGGTGACTGGTCACCAACTGTGGTGGTGCCCGGTAGAGGACGGCCGGCGGTCCATTATGCCGATCCCGACCACCTGGATTGACGAGGTCGACGCACGCCGGACGGTCTGGACGATCAGGCCGTCGGGATCAGCAGAGACGCAAGACTTGCCGGGTGAGGAAGTCGTCCACCTGTTCTATCCGGACCCCGCCGACCCGTTCAGTGCGCTCAGTCCGCTTCAGCGGAACGCCGAAGCAGTCGTCGCCGATCAGCAGATCGCAATGGCACAACGGCAGGCGTTCAGAAATGGGATCTTCCCCCGCAAGGCTCTCCGGGTGGGTAAGAGTCCCGACCTTCCCGGCGGGACGCCCGGCAGGCGGCAGACCCTAACGCCCGACCAGCGGAAGCAGATCATTTCCGCCATTAAGGCGGTATACGGCGGGGTCGTGAACTATGACCAGCCGATGATTCTCGACGGGATGATCGAAGAGGTCTTCGACTTGTCGATCGGTCCAAAGGAAATGGACTTCTTGGGCTCGTCCAAGGTCACGAAGTCACGCATCCTGCAGGGGTTTGGGGTGTCGCCGATCCTGTTGGGCGAGGTCGAAGGGGCGAACCGGGCGTCGGCAACCGTCGCGGATGACATCTTCTGTAGCAATAAGATCAATCCAATCATTGAGCTTCTCAGCCAATCCCTCACGAAATGGCTGGGGCCGTTGTTCGCGGAGCCGAATGAGAAGTTAGTGGTCTGGATCGAACGGGCGAAGGCCCGCGATCCGCTGATTGACCTTCAGAAGTACAAGCTGCTGGCGGACAAGGAAGCCATCACGGTCAACGAGTTGCGGCGGGCGTACAACCTGCCGGACATCGACGGCGGCGACGTCCTGATCTCCGCCCGGCCGTCCGCCCCCGCTGTTGCGTCCCCCTCGAAGGCCGCCGGCACCAATGGCCACGCGGACCCGGTGGACCCGCTGGGGCTCTTTCTGAACCCCCGTCTGAATCCGTACACCCTCCAGAATCTCCGATCGTAGAAGGGTGGCGGCAATGGGGCAGGCAGCATGGAAACGCCAACACGCGACCGGAGAACGGCAACTGGCGGGAATCCTCGTCACGTTCTTCGACGATCAGACGAAGCGAATCGTCAAGTCGTTGAAGGACTTCGATTCCATCACCCCGTCGGTCGTTTCTCAGGTCTTCCGGCCGGCGGATGAGCACGCCCTATTCATGGCCGCGATCGAGGACCAGCTCGTCAAGATGATGGCCACCGGCGCCGGGACCGAAGTCGCGATCATCGCCGCACGCGCACCGGCGGAATCGAAGGCTCTCGACCTGGCTCCGTTCGATCTTCCGCAATCGGTCAAGGATTCCATCGCCGCGGCGTTCGACGAGTTGAGCGAGCAGGAGTATTGGCAGGCGATTCAGGCGACGACAGAGCAGCAGTTGACGACCATCATCCAGGGCGGGATCGAAGAGGGCTTGAATGGGTTCTATATGAGGAAGCGGATCCAAGAGGCACTCGGCGACATCGGCAAGGTCCGGGCCGCAGCGATCGCACGCACGGAGACGACGCAAGCATTCAATGCTGGCCACCAGGCGGCCTACGACGGGCTGGCGGCCGACGGACTGATCAGTGGCAAGACTTGGCTCGCCGCACCCGACCAGGACACCAGGGAGACGCACGCGGCCCTTGACGGCGTAACTGTCGGGCCGGGCGAGGACTTCGACGTCGGCGGCAACCCGGCCCCGTATCCCGGGCACTGGGGACTACCGGCCGAAGAACGCGTCAACTGCAGGTGTACTACCGTGGCGGCATTCCCAGACGAGGCAGTAGAATGACCATCCTCGAGACGCTCGGATTCTTCCTGCAGGAAGAGAACATCCCGCCGGGCAAGTGTCCGTCGGAATTTGAGATCGAAGCCAACGGCCAGCCGGAGATACTGCCGGACTTCGCCGCGTGGGCGGTCCACAACACGATTCTGGCGTCCCTGTCCGGGGCGATGGAGGATGCAACCACCGGCGACGACCTCAAGGCGGCCGTCGAGCATGGCGGGAGCCTTTGCTCCGCAGGACTGGTCGATCGAGAAGGCGCGGAGCGGGAACTACAGGTGACCCTGGATGCGCTCGCGGAGTGGAACGAAAAGACGGCGGGTGTCGGCGGGATTCGGACTCGTCGTCCGGCATGTGGTGGTGTCGATCCCGCCGACCCCGCCGACCCCGCCACCAATCCTCCGCTCGTCATGCCCCGCCGGATTCGGCCAGCCGGGGCCAGTGGGCCGGGGTGAGGCCGTCCATTGCGTCGATCAGTTCCGGGACGCCTTTGTCAACCGCCTTCGCGGCTTGGCGGTAGGTGGTTTCGTTGCCGAATCCGGCCTTCCGGGCTGCAATAACGCGGGTTTTTTCGCCGGATTCAACTTGTGGAATTTTTTCCACAAGTTCCCCATCGCCTTTCAGATCAGTCCTTGCCCCCTGCC